AGCACCACCGCGGTTCTTGGGCCACATCTGGGAGGTAATCCCCATTTTAAGGCCCCTTGAGTGGTCAAGAAGTTCTCTCGCGAGGTCGTAAGGGTACTTGAAGGCCATGACCACCCTGTGTTGAAACCCTGATGTGATCTTGGCAAAATCATGTTCAGCTTGCAACACGTACACCCCTTTATATGGAGTGACCCGCTCATCGAGTCCAGACGCTTTCAATTCCTTTTCACTCGAGAATAGTACTGTATTCGGACGGGAGGTCTCACAGCCAGTGTATAGCTCGTGCAGTGATGAAGTGAAATTCGCATTTTTGAGCAAGGCAATGCGTGTTGTCTCGTTGGGCACTACGAAGGCTGCAGACTCATATGTAGGAGTACACAAGTTGAAGATCCAGCAACTTTGCTCCGCCTCGTACTTGGCTGCCACCCAACTCGAATAGGCCTTGGCATTGCATGAGTCGGCTGCCCCGAGTGTTCCCAGATGACTCAAGGCTCGAAAAGCAACACGTAAACGAGAATCAAATTCATGTCCATCACTTTCAAAAGGGAGTCCCCCTGTTTTCCTCATATGGTCCTCTATTCTTTCGTAGATCTGGACCAAACTTTGGTTCATGGGCAACCCGGAGGTGATTCCTGTTGTGAATGGCGTGGGAATCTTGTTGCGCATTAAGAATAACATCCCATCCATAATCTGACCCAGTGTATACTGTGCAGTTACGGTTCGAATTGGCTTATGGGACAATGTCCCCATGAGTTCGGGGCCTATGATTTTGCCAATGTCGACCACCTGAGCTTTTGGGAATGCATGGTAAAACTGGACCGGATATGTCCCTTTCCTGAAATTTTCCATGACCTGGTCAAAGAAGATTTTGTTAAATCCCGCGTCAAACATGGCCTTCCTAGTCGGGTAATGTCCCTCGAAAAACGCGCCTGGAGCATACTTTTCGACAAAATTGTTGATTGCCACCTGATATGGTGCCATTGACAAAGGATATGCTTCAGGATTATGCTTGTAAAGGGCCTCAGCGGCGCGGTCCGCATTCCAAGCGTCCAGGTCGGTCATTGTATTGTAGATCGGGCCGTACCTTTTCACTGACCAGTCCGCTTTTGTGCTATCCAAGGCAGCCACTAAGCAACCATCCCCCCCCTGACGAACACCACTTTCCAACGCTTCTGCAATTACCTTGTTATACCAGTCGATGTCGGTTTGAGCACCAAGCATCTTACCTGACGCCTCCTCGAGTGGTTTAAACATTTCGTATAATTCCGGGTTCATTACTGGATTCCGGTAATTGATCGTCCGATTTTGGACGCCCCCAAGGTGGATGGAATTTCTCGCATCCTTAAATGTTTTATCGAATTTTGGATTCCTGGTTCCCTCCCAGGCGAGTCCGTGTTCTGCAGCTCGTTTTCTGGTTTCTTCCACGTATTCAGAATAATCGCGGAGCGCCGTTGTGCGTCTTGAAGCTTCCGCTACCGCCAGGTTGTATTCCAGTGTTGCCTTAGTTGACATAAATGGTGTCCTGGCCAAATTAGACAAACCCCAAACCGCCTTTAAACGGTTGGCGCGGTCACCCCCGTATGCCATGTCGAGGAAACTTCCCCAGGCATGCCACAACAAAAGCCAGCTCCTGTAACAAAAATCGTAAGCCTTTCTACCCAGCCAAATCAACCCGCAAGTTATGGGATGTAAAAAACGTTCCCAGTTGACCTCAATGGCTCTCAACCATGAGACCAGTTCACCAAC